AACTGCTTCTTCCCCCTTTATTACATATACCTCTGATGATACTTCAGATAATGTTATTAAGAATGGTTTAGATTTAGGAGAAAATTGGTATATTACTATATTTAATGATTTACCATCTCCTGTCCAAGGTAATCTTGATGTCTTCAATTCTGGTTCAGATTATAGTTATATTGGTTTAGACAATAATGGAAATTATTCAGATCCTCTAGCTAATCATGGGGTATATAAGATTACAGGTGTAGAAACTCCTGTATATGGAAATGTAAATTATTCAATGTCAATTTCTCCTCCCCTCCCGGACACTGGATCTGGAGCTACAAGATGGGAATTTGGTAATGCTGGTGGTAAAGGATATTTAATATGGAAAGCTATCTCTAATCCTAGTATAGTATTTGATAATGTTACCCTTTCAGGAGTAGGTAAAGGAAATGTTATTACTGAAACTCCTACATCAACAGTTAAAGATAATTTAACATATATCTCTAAAAAATATGGAGAAAACACATAATATTCAAACATCCGTGATTAAGAAACTAACAATACATATATTTATAACAAATAAAAGAACATGGGATATTTAAATAACCAAGTAGTAACAGTAGATGCTATTTTAACCAAAAAGGGTAGAGAGTTAATGGCCAAAAATGATGGGTCATTTCAAATTACTCAATTCTCTTTAGCGGATGATGAGATAGATTATACTCTCTACAATCCTACTCACCCATCAGGTTCAGCATTCTATGGTGAAGCTATAGATAATATGCCTTTATTAGAAGCATTTCCTACTGAAACTCAAATTATGAAATACCAGTTAACTACTTTACCTAGAGGAACAGCTAAACTTCCTGTATTAGATTTAGGATATTCTGCTATTACTTTAAAACAAGGAGCTAGTTTAGCAATAACACCCCAAACATTAAGTTATTTAGGTAATGCTCAAGCTTTTGAAACTAGTGGATACTCAGCCACAATTTCAGATGTTAGATTATTAGGAACTTACTCAGGAATAGGAATAAATACAACATCTGCTGTTGATGCTAATGCTAATGCAACTACAACTATAGGAACTAATGTTTCCAAAACAATTATAGGATCCCAAATTAATTTAAGAGCAACTACTGTGAATACCTTATTTGGTACTAATATATCTTTATCTGCTACCTTAACAGTTGTAGGTTTAGATAGTGGAGCTAGATTAACTATTCCTATAACTATAACTAAAACAACTTAAAAAATAAATAAATGAGCTTTAAAAGATATGATGCTGATGATTTTCTTGTAAGTAGTGATTTAATTACTTCTACATTATGGTCAACAGGAGCCCCAACATTAACTGAGTTCCATTCTTCATCAGTTCAAGAGAATGGATCATCCGGGAATTTTTATTTATCTGTATACCAAACAGGTTCTTCTTTATCAAATGCTACTCCACAATTTGAAATAGCTTATGGTAATTCAACAGGATTAGGAGGAACTTTTTATAATGCTAATGTGGCTGGTAAAACACCAACTTTATCAACTTATGGTCAATATAGAGCTTTAATATTAGAAGATGAAACAAAATCTTTTACTTTTGGTACAGGTGATAATACTTTTACAACTACAGATTTTTATGTTATATCTATAGAAAGATCTAGGTATAAAGAATCTTTATTCCCAGGTTCTTTAAATCTAACATTATCTGGATCTGGTGGAAAAATAACTTTAACAGATAATTCAAAAGATGTAACTATAAATTCATTTATAGGATCTTCTAGAGTATACCAATTAATATCAGGATCTAATGGTACATCTGCAACTGCTGCTAACAGTGGATTTGTAGCTAATTCAGGATCATATGGATTAGTATTTCCTGAATTAGGAACTATTTTATTAAACCCAGAGGCTCTTAATGAATATGCTGGTATTAGTACTGTTAGAACTTCTAATTCAGCTAATGGAGTAAATAATACTACTTTATTTGATGCTATAAATATCGGAGCTAATTTTAAATTAAATTCTCAAGAAACAATAACCTCAGATTATATATTTACTAGGGCTAGAAATTCAGAATTTAATTATACACAAAATCCAACATTTATCTCAGGTTCAACAGGTGAAGTAATTTATGATAACTTTATAAATAACCCACAAACTTATATTACAACTATAGGAATGTATAATAATTCAAATGAATTATTAGCTGTTGCAAAACTTTCAAGACCCTTATTAAAAGACTTTACTAAAGAAGCATTAGTTAGAGTAAAATTAGATTTTTAAAATGAATGAGTGTTTACAAACCATTTACTACATCTGATATAATCTTATCTCCTTTTGAGGTAAATAAATCTTTTACCTTTCAAGGAACTGCGGCCGTAACGGGTTCTGGTATTGATAGATTTATTGGAAAAAATTTAGAACCTATTCTTTGGATACCAGGATCAAACCCAACTGGTCAAATTTCAACTCAAGATCAATTTTTAGTTTATAGATCTATAAGAGAATTATATTATTCAAACTTTCTAAAAGGTGTGAATGGATCTCCTGTAGGGTTAGCCTCTTTTAACCCTGATGGAACCATAACCGGTCCAGGATATACCCCAAATTATTATAATTATCTATCAAATACTTTAAATGCTGATAGATTTTTTCCTACATCATCAAATGCTGGAATAGGAGTTATAGCTATACCTTCTAATTTATTTGGAGAACATATAAAACCAAACACTTTTAGCTTTAAATATTCAAATTCTTCAACATCAGGAATAATTACAGATGATGGAGAAGGTAATTTAATCTCTTCAAACTTAAAAGTTGGTGATATTATATACCAACATGGAATGGCTATACTGACATCTTATGGTAATACAATTACAGGAAGTGTATATGGATCTGTTTTATATGGAACAGCTCAATATGGTACTACAGATGAAGAAGAATTAGAAGAAGTTATTACTAGTGATAATGTTACATGTTCTTTTGAAAGTACCATAACTTTATATGAATCTCAATATAAATGTACTATAAGAGAAAATGAGTATAATTTTTCTCAAAACCCAACAATAATATCAGGTAGTTCAGATAGTGGTATTGTAAGTAATTTTGCAACCGGATCATATTTTACACCATATGTTACAACAGTTGGTTTATATAATAATGATAAACAATTATTAGCTGTAGGAAAATTATCACAACCTTTACCATTATCAACAACTACAGACACTAATATAATCATTAACTTAGATCTATAATATATTTATAACCATGGCTCAAACATTATCAAAAACTGGAATCACAACAGATGGAACTATAACAGCTGCCCAAATAACTCAATCCATTGATGCTCTTACAGGAGTCCAAGCTTATGATATTACTTTATCTGGATCTTTTAATATGGTATCAGGTTCAATAACAGGACAACCTGGAGTAATAAATAACTTAACAGCTTCATATGCTATAGTAGCTTTAACAGAAATTACTAAAGAGGTTTCTTCTTCATTTGCTGATTTAGCTGCTAATTTAACTATGGAACCTAGTATAGTTGTAACTCAGATAACAGCCTCAGGTAACATAAGTTCAAGTGGTGTTATTACTGGAGAAGGTTTAATTATATCTGATGATGCTTCTATTACAGATGATTTAACAGTATTAGGCCAAATAGAATTAGGACATGCTTCTGACACATCTTTAACAAGAGCTTCAGCTGCCGATGTTAATATTGAAGGTAATATAATTTATAGAGCTGGTGGAACAGATGTACCTGTAACTGATGGTGGAACAGGAGTTTCAACACTTACAGATGGAGGAGTTTTATTAGGAAGTGGAACTGGAGCAATAACTGCAATGGCTGTCTTAACAGATGGACAAATGATAGTAGGTGATGGCTCAACGGATCCAGTAGCTGAAAGTGGCGCAACCTTAAGAACTTCAATAGGAATAGGAACAACTGATAATGTTTTCTTTGCTAATATAAGTGCTTCAGGTGCTATAAGTGCAAGTTCAATCATAGGAACAACTATAAGCTCAAGTGGAGATATTATAGCTAATAATTTAACTTTAAGTGGGGATATCATTTCTGTAGGAGATGATGTAACTATTATAGATGATCTTGTTGTTGGAGGTGACATATCTGGAAGTGGTGTTATTATAGGTAGGATGGATTCAACAACTGTTAGAAATCTAAGTGATGTTAATCAAAACCTTACAACAAATGTTTGTTCCAATGGTTTAATATCTGTTCAACAATCTGCTAATAATGACATGAATTTTACTCTTCCAGCACCATCTGCTGGATTAGAAGTTACATTTGTAGCCAAAATAACATCAGTAGCAAGTGAGGCAACAAGAATTGCAGCTCCTTCTGCTGTATTAAATGGTATAGCAATTTGTGATGATGGAACTGAAGATATTGTTGGAACAACTTTTGTAATTGCAGCTACTAAATTTATTAAAGGTACTAAAATAAATTGTATATCTGATGGAACTAATTGGTATATTACAGCTTTTTGTCTTTGTACTGTAGGTGATGTCTCATCATCTTAGTATTAATCTAAAATAATTTTATGAACTGGATTTATAGGGATAAAGAAATCTTATCCAAAGATGATTTTCCTGAAGGAACTTATGGTTTTGTTTATAAAATAACTCATACACCTTCTGATAAATCCTATCTTGGTAAAAAAGTTTTAATACATAATAAAAAAACTAAGTTAACTAAAAAAGATTTACTAATGTATGAAGGTGTACAAGGTCGTAAACCAACATATAAGATAGTACAAAAAGATTCA